GTAAAACTTTGTCTTTTATCGCCGTTGTACTTTCTTGTATGTTTGTCGTCTGTATTCTAAAATCGTTTATTAAATTGCCTATTGTGACGTTTACCGTTACGACTTTGCTTCCCGAAACGCCCGACGTTCCTTTTTTATCTTTTGTCGGTGCGTCGCCAAATGGCGGTTTGTCGCCAATTGGTTTTATTGGTAATTTATTTAATTTTATGGTTTTTTCTCCTTTTCCTGTCGCTTCGTCTTTTCCAAATTCCGCCAAACTATTCCAATAACCTTTGTTAAATCCTGACCCTACTTTTTTACCTGCATTTTCAAACGACCCCGACATTTCTAAAAGTCCCTTTGTAATTAGGTCTTTGTCAAATGTAAACGCGCCGACGATTACATTTTTTAATCCTGTAAAAAATTGTCCAATCATTTCGCCGACTGTTTTTAAGGCTTCCCATGTTCCGTATAAAAACGCCCTAAACTTTGCAAAATGTAAATAAGCGTAAGTTATCGCGCCCGCCACAACTGCAATTGCCAACGGTATACCGAAAGTCATTATATTTTCCAAAACAAACATTGTCCCCGCTACAATCGTCGCGACCCCGTTTAACAAAAACAATTCTATTTTAGCCAAATTCGTGGCAACCATAAAAATTCCGTACGCTGTCGCTCCTGCTAATAACGCAACGCCCAACGCTGTTATAAGGTCTTTGTTTTCTTTTAAAAAACTGCCAAAATCTCTAAATACTTCTATTATTTGCATAAAAGACTCAACTACAATAAGTTGCATACCCCTTGTATTTTCTGAAATATCATTTTTTAAGAAAAACCATGCGTTTGCAAGTCTGTTCGCCGACGCTTGCCCACTTTTTGACGCTTGGTCTAATGCGGGCGAAAATTCTTTATTTAATTGACTTGCAAATTTTGGCAAAAAATCTTCTGACAATAATTGTCCGTTTTGCATCATTTTCATTAATTCGGCGGTCGAAACTCCCATTGCTCGCGATGCTATTCCCAACGCTCCAGGTATCCTTTCGCCTAACTGTCCGTTAAGTTCTTCGGCGGAAACTTTGCCCTTTGACATCATTTGCTGAAGCGCATTTAACGCCCCCGAACTTTGCTCACTTGTTAAGTGCATAACTGTTGACGCCGCCGAAACCCCCTCAAATATTTTTCGCGTTTGTTCTCCCGCAAGTGACGTCCCCCTTGTTGCTCCTTCTAATTTTGCAAAACTTGCCGAAGTCGTCTCAAACTCCAAACCCATTTGATTTGACACGTCTTTTAAATAATTAAAATCTTTTGCGCCCTGTTCTGTTGAACCGCTCGCGAAATTTAATTGATTTTTTAAGGCTTCAATTTTATTTCCTGTGTTAAAAATTTCTTTTGCAAATGACGCAATAGCATAAATAGAAAACGCGCCCGCAATTGCGCCCCCTAAACTCCCCATTGTTGAGTTTAGTGTTCCCGCGCTTTGGTTCATATTTTGCAACTTGCCCGTAAGTAAATCGTTCGCCGTTACTGTATACCTTATTTGATTGTCCATTGTTTAATTATTGTATTGTCCTGTTTGTTTTAATGCGTATTGTAACTGACCCCAATTTTTAGCCAAATCGTCGTCCGACATATTTTCAAAATCTATTGTAAAATGCGAAAAGTAGCGAAGCAACGCTATAATTTTCGTTTCTTCGCTACTTTGTTCGCTAATTGTATGGTCGTCTATTTTTTTTTAAAAGTATTTACCGCCATTTCAACCGTTTTAAATGCTTCCATAGTTGCGCCTAAATAGTATTTGTCGTCCGATAAAAAGCGTTTGTCGCTTTCTTCTTCTATAAAAATACTGTCGAATAATTCCGCCGATGCTGTAACGGGTGCGGTCATTGCCTTATCCATGACGCGAAGTTTAACCATTCGAGACGGTTCTTTTATAAAACCGATAATGTCTTCGCCTGTTTCTTCGTCGCGAAATATAATTGGCAATACTTTACAATTCAATTTGATGCTTAACGCTTCCGCTTTTTTTTGTGTTTCCATAATTTTTTTTTATTTAGTGAATATAAACCCGCCGTTTTCGACGGGTTTTATTGTTTCTTTTTATTATCGTTGTATTTGTCCGATAACTAAAGGCAAAGATACTAAAAGTTTTGTATCTCCCTGCGATGCGCTCAACCCTTCTTCGGTAAATTCGCACATGCTTAAAACGTCTTCGGTAACTAAAAGCCCCGCGCCACTTTCAAAAAGTACGCTAATTTTAAACGGCGGTATTTGCATAAGGTCGTTATTTGGTGCGCTCGCAATTATTCTTTTTAATTCGTCCGAATAAATTTCGATACTACCTTCGTATTCCTTATTTCCATAACCGCGCGAAATTGGTTCGTAACCTGCGCCGTATTGGTTCTCTTTTTTCTGTTTGGTTTTATATTCGATTTTTGTAATTCCCACAACAGGAACGCCGAACAAAATAACCTTAACATTTGCCCAACTGTAATTGATGCCGTTGATTAATGGTGTCGCCATGATTATATTGATGTTTTAAATCCGATGTTAACAACTATATTGCGCGCAACTCCTATCGGAACAATGTCTATTGCGACAATTACTTTTGAACTACTCGCAACGTTTTGGTTTGGGTCAATTGTTACGCCAATCGCTGACGCTTCGCCATTTCTTACCATTTCGTCGGTTATTACTGTCGCCTGTCCCGTTAAAAACGCAACCGTACTATTTGCCAACGTTCCGTTTGCATTTAATAACAATGGGCTATTTAAAGACGGTGTTAACGCTTCGTCAACTCCCCTAATTGCTTTGTCAATTACTCGATTATTTTCGATAAATGCGTAATCGCTTGACGGTGTTATAACCGTGTGGCTATCATTGTGAAAAGAACCCGATTTGTTCGGGAATTTTCTTAAAAATACGTAACGTTTCAAATCGATTGCGTCTAATAAATTAGTTGTTACCGATGCGTCCGTAAATTTAACCCCGTTAGCAAACGCGATTGTATCTAATTCGATGCCGTTTGTCATGTCGAATTTTGCAACCCAACCAATGTTATCGCTTACCGCTGACAATGAAACCGCCCCAAGCGTTGCGCCCAAAGTTGTTACTGATTTGCCCGTCGCGTAAAAAATGTCGTTTCCTGTTCCTGCTCCGTCTTGGCCGATAACGACCGAAACTTTGTTATTTGAAAACGTTGCTAAATCTGTTAACGTTGAAACGCTTGCAACTGCTTTAATGTCTCCCGCATAAATTACCGATAAAGGCATTTTATTTGTGTCTAATAAATTGCAAACTCCTTGAATTGCTGTTGTGTCGCCAACCGCTAACGCTTTGCTATCTACAAAAACCCCAAGTTGACGCATTGCTCCGTTAGCAAATTCCTGCATTGTTTGAATTTCCGTGTAAGTGTACGAAGCGGGTACGGCTTGAAAGTTTAGCCACAAAAACCCCTTTGGCGAAATCCTGAAAAATTCCGAAATATGGTAATACCATGTAGCTTGCAATGATGCAACCCCGCCCGAAAATGGCGTTGTAACGCTTCCCGCAATTGTTCCCGTAATTGTAGTAGTCAAAAGTCCTGCGGTATTTGCATAAATTCCAAGTCCTTTTTTTACTTTTAAAGTAAACGCTCCCGCAAGTCCAATCGTTGCAATATAACCGTGAACAAAAGAACCCGCATTTATTGCGTTAACGATTCCCGTTGCGACTAATAACGGCGTTGTGTCGCTCGCTAATTTTACGTAAGAACCTAAAACAACTGTTTTTGTTGGTTCTGTAAAATTTACTGTAATACTGTCGCCTGTCGCTCCCGCGTTTGAAATTGTATAAATTCCCGTCGCTTGCGTTTCGTCCGAATAATCTTTTTTAATTCCTAACGCTACGGCGTCGGCTACTGAAAATATTTGTTTTATCCTGTCTGTTGAAGTAAAACCGCTCGGCAAAGTATTGGTATAAAACAAAAGCCCACTAATGTAGTCTTTGCCCGCCAATGGTCGCCCGAGTCCGCCCTTACCTTTTACAAAACTAATGTTATTTAAAGCCATTTTTTTGTTGGTTTATGTTTGTGAAATAATTAAGAAAAACCGCCTATTTAAAAGGCGGTTATCTTAAAAGTTTTTATTCAAATTATGCGTTGAAACTCGCAAGCGTTTTGGTTGTGTAAATTACAAACTCGCTTGGTTTTGCAATACCAACTCCCATTTTAGCAACGGCTTTGTAAAACCAAAGTTGTGCGTAAGAAACGTATTTGTCAACGATAAACGAAAGGTTATCTAACGAAGCGACTGCCAATTGAATGTTTGACGTCACTTGCGAAGTTGCTTCGCAAAAGTAAAAAGTATTTTCAGGTAAACCCGATGTTACTTCAACTGTAAAACCTTTGTATTTGTTTATACCTGCTTCGGTTGTATCGTTGTTTTTGAATGACGTTGAGGTCAACGCTTCTTCGTATTTTTGCGCGTCTTCAACTGAAACAATAAATTTCAATTTTTTGTAACGGTCTGCGCTTGCTAACAATGCTTTTGGCATTAATGCCTTGGCTGCTTCCATTTTAGAAATGATGTTTGCGCTTGTTAATGCAACAGGCGTTCCAACTTGCAAAGCGGGAGTTGTAGCGTTTAAGGCTTGTTTGATTAAACCGTCAAAATGTTTGATTGAATAATTTGCCGATGCTGTTGTACTCGCTGACGTTGTGTAAGACGTTGAACCTTCGTGTATCATTCTCTCAACAGGTGCGAAAGTTTTTTCGGTATAAAAACCGCCTAAATAATTTACAAAAGTTGCAGGCAATGAACGAGACAACATTTTGTCGGCAAGTTCTGAAACGTGCCAATGATTTTCGAAAATTGACGGGTCAAAAATTTCAAATGCTTCAAACGCTCCTAACGTTATAGTTCTGTTTGACAAAACGGTAGTGTTATTGTCAACAGGCAAACTTGTTCTCGGGTTCAAAACTACGTTTGCAGTTAATACAGGGAATGAGTATTGGTCATTTTTAACCCCTTGGGCAACGTATGCCAAACCTTTGTTAATTGTGTCTAAACCGATAACGGCTTCTGTAATGAAAAACCCTTTTTCAAATTGGGTAAAATTCGATGTTGTACTTAATGACATATTGTTTATTTTTTGTTTTTGTTGTTAATTTGTTTTAATTCAAAGTTTAAAAAGTCTTCGCCATTTTTGAAAATGGTTTCTTCTTTGTTTACTACGGTTTCGATTTTGTTTGCAACTACGTTCAAAGGCAAATTTTCGATTATTGCTTTTGTTCCTTCGAAATCCGCTTTTGCAAGGTTAACCCATGCTTTAACGGTTTCGTCGTCGTTTTTAATACGTCCCAATTTTGCAAAATTGGAAATCATGTCCATTGCTTCTTTTTCTTCTGACGCTTCTTTTTCGGTTTCTACTTCGATAATCATTGCGTCGTACTTTTCTTTTAACGAAGTCAATTCCGTTTCCATTTCGGAAATTGTTTTTTTCATTGCTTCGGCTTCTGTCATTGAACTGTTAACGATTTTTTCGATTGCATTTAAAATGCTGTCTTCGTTTGCGTCGTCATTAAGTCCAAGTTTGTTTGTTACTTTTAACATACTCTTTTTTTTGTTAATTATTGGTTTTAAAATTTTGTTTGTAATCTTATTCGCTTGCGTGAATATGTCGGCGTAATATGTCGACGTTATTGTGTCGTCGTTTTGCGACGTTTTTTCAATTTCGGTAGCAAACCCCATTTTTAAACATTCGGTCGCGTTAATCCAACTCGTTGCGTCCATTAATGCCGAAACCTGCTCCATTGTTAACCCGCTTTTTGCTGTTAACATTGTGACTAAACTTTCTTGCATTAATTCCAAAACTTTTTCATCATTTCCCCCGCTTGGTTTGTGTATCATTAACAAACTGTAATCCATTGCAACGCGATTTCGTCCGCACATGAAAATAACGCCTGCAATGCTCGCGCAAATACCAACGTTAAACGTGTCGACGGGTGTTTTGGTTTTAATTATTGCCGATGCTATCGAATAACCGTCCATAACAACCCCGCCAATTGAATTAATCCATATTTGAATACGTTTTTTTCCCAACGTGTCTAAATATAACAATTCTTTTTGAAACAATGCGCCGTCAATTCCCATTCCCTCGTCGTCGTCGTAACCGATGTGGGTATTGATTAACATAATTGGCTCGTCGATATTTTCGTCAATGCAATAAATCATAATACAAATGTATAAAATTTTTGTTTTAATTTAGATAAATTCTAAATTGTGTAATACTTTTTTTTAATAAAAACAATAAAATTATTAATTAAATTGTTTTTTTATCTTTAAAATAGACGGTCAACGCTTCGTTTATAACCTTGCTTTTACTTACTTTTCGGGCGTCCGTTGTTTCCTTTAATTTTTTAAAGTTTAAAGGGCTTGGGTACGCCGTAACGCGTCTTTGTTTTGAAATACTCAATTTTTTACAATTTCATTATTCGTAAACGAACGACATACGGTTGCATATTTTTTCCCGTTCCCGTTTCGTTTGGCGACTCTGCCCCGCTTTGATTAAATCCCCTGTTATTCATGTTAAAATCGCCCCCGCCTTCTATTGGGTTGTTCCCTGTTGTTACTGACCCCCCGCCGTCTTGACCCCCTGACGTTTGACTAAAAGAATGGTTGTGACCTATTAAAACCGCGTTTTCACTTCCGCCTGTTGCGCCAAGTGTATAAGTTCCCCCGCTGTGAAGTGTAACCCTTCCGAAATCGTTCGGCGTTCCGTTGTTTCCGTTCATTATTGCCCACCCTGTGCGCTCCAAACGTCCAAGTCCTGTCGCGTCAAAGTATGTATTCGCGTAAGTTTGGTCGCATGCTATTTCTTTTGTGTCGTATTTTAACCAATGGTTCATCATTACAAAGTCCTTAAATTCAGGTAACCCCGACGATGTGATTGTGTTTTCAACGACAAATTTTCTAATATTGTGAACGTTCCTGTTAACCCCGTCTGTAAATTGTACGGGGTCGGCGTTTGTTATGTATTGCGTCGTTTCTATTCTCGCGTATGCTTTCTCCAAACCCGTTAACGTGAAACTTATTCCGTCAAAATTAAAAATTTCGCCATTGTAGTAAATAACCCCCGCCGAAATATTATAAACGCTTCCCGTTCCTGAATTTACGCAACCCGATAAAATGTAAACAGTCCCCGTTATTGGATTTGGCAAAATGTTTGTAACTAACCCCGCGATTGTTTCTTTGTGTGCGTCCTGTAAAAATTGCAATGTCCCTGATTTTATAGGCATGGCGTTTGAACTGCTAATGTCTGAAATATTAAGTATTTTCATTTTTTAATATGTTTGTTTTTTAATGTATTAGAAATCTTGTCTTTTGTTTCTTGACTTACTATATAATTTTTTCTATTACTTAATTTACCTTTTTTTGATAATGAAATTTTGTCTTTTGTTTCTTGACTTCTTTTTTTATCAATCCAATAAGGTTTTTTTGCTCCGTTTTTTATTGCGTGTATATTATTTTCTGAATAAGTACACCATTCTAAATTATCAATTTTATTGTTTTGTTTGTTTAAATCTTTATGATTTACGCAAGGCTTATTTTGTTTATTTTCTAAAAATGCAGTTGCTACAATTCTATGTAATAAATGCGCTTTTCTTATTTTATTTTTGCATAAAATTACTTGACTATATTTTAATTTACTCGCTTTTATTGTATTTCCTTTTTTTATTCTAAAAGAATTTTCTTTTCTACCGTCGGGTATTTTTCTGTCTAATGATTTTATATTACCTAAATTAGAAACTTCATAAATACCCTCATAATTTAAAACACTTTTCCAAATTTCTATTAATTCCATATTTTTTTTTACAAAAATACAAAAAATATTTTAATAAATAGTTAACGTATAGGTTAACCCTGCGTTAATGTATTTGTCTGCAAAACTTCGCACAACTGAATTACGAATGTCGTTTGTCGTTCCAAGCGATGTATATAAAGCCGTCGGAATGTTTATTGTTATATTGTATTGCGTTGCGAAACTATAAGAGTCGACGATTAATTGGGAACTTGTAAGCGTTCCGACTGACGTACTTTCAATTTCAGTCAATCCAACTCTAAAAATTGGAATTGGCAAAATGTTATTAGTAGTTAAATAAATGTCGCTATTACCGACGCTCGGTTGTCTGAACGTACTTCCAAACCATGTATTTAATGCGTATTCTAAATTTAATTTTGACCCTGTAATACTTAAACGAAAATCCGAACCCAAAAAGTTTTCAGAAACTAAACGCCATTTGTCCGATTGTGTCGGTTCTGTTGTATTACCGTTTTCAACGCTTTGGAAAATACTTTTATTGTATTTTACTAATTGATTCCTTGCGTAAGTTCCCGCCGTCCAATTTGGCGAAACGGAATAGTCTTTGTAAATTGTGAATAATATGTCGTGATTGTTTGCCGTTTCCGCAACTAATGCGCTGTTAAACGCAACCGTTTTTTTAGTTCTTTTGTCGGGAACTAAAAGGCTTTCGATTGTAGTATTATAATTTACGTCGTACATTTAATTTGCGATAAATGTTAATTTGTCCGCGAACGTGTTTCCCGTTGTCGTTTCGCCTACAATATAACCCGAAACGGTTGGAAATATTCTCGAAATAACTGTATTGTTTTGAATTAAAAACGTTCCGCCTGTAAAAGGTGTCACGTCGCTTCTCATTTTAACGTTTTTTAATAATATGTCGTTAACCCCGACAACGTCCCTTACTGCCAATTCAATATCGGAAACCTTCAAAATTCCATTAAAAGACAATGTCGATAAAAACGTATTTATTGCGCTTATTACTCTTGCCTGAATTACCGTACTATATTGACCGTCGAAATAAACTTCGGCGTCAATATATAATTTATCCGATGTTAAACTTTGACAATTATAATTTACGCCAATAACGCCAATTTGATTAATGTAAGATTGCAAAGAACTTAATTCCGTCGATGTTAACGCGACGGGCGGGTCATTTTTTGCAACTTTTACAATTACCTGACTTGACAACGTAGTCACAACCGAACAACGCGTTATTATGCGCAACGATTTGTCGATTACAGGGTAAACAGGTGTAAAATTAACCAATTGCACAATTTGCGGGTTTGTCGCTGAATATTGGAACTCTAAAACTTTTGAATTTATCCAACTTGCCGTTGCGGGTATTCCCTGACTTATTTTTAATTCGTTAGCCGTTGTAAAAGTGTCGATAATTTGCTCTAATAACAAAATTGCCGACGCTTGCACGTAAGCAAATAAACGCCAAATTGCGCGTTTGCTCGTGCTGTTTGCTTCTGCTAATTCAGGCGTTGCCTGTATGTCGGCGATAATTCCCGCCTGTATTTGTTCGATTGTCCTTGCCATTTTATTTGTTTATTTGTAACGCCGTTGGCGGTGTGCTTAATATTTGCGGAACTACTGCCGTACTATCGACGTAATGCGTTTTAAAATCGATTTCGTAATGGTATACGTTTGTATGGTTAAAATCTTGTTTCTCGCTTTTCCTGTAAAATTGCCCCGAATATGTCGGCGTAAAAGTTGTTAACTTTTTAATAACCAAATCCCGAAGTACAAAGATAGCCAAATTTTCGTCTATATTCGAACCGTTATAAAAATCGTTTCCAATATGTATTTTTACATTTAAGTCCGTCGCTTGGTAATTGTCTCCCAATATTTCGAAATCGTCCGCGCTTATTTCTACAAATGCGCAAGGCATGGGAAACGAGTAAATTTCGCCTTCGTCCATGTAGTTAAATTGATTATTCCAAATAGAAACCAATTTAAATTCGGGAATTTCGCGAATTTTAGCGATAATTTCATTTATAACATTTACCATATTTTCGAAAATTTTTCGTTTATTTTATTTAACAATTTTTTATTTAATTTTTCCGTCATTCCAACGAATTGTCGTTGCGGTATTTTTCCCGCTCCTTCGTTGTGATAACCTGCATATTCGTTTTTGACGATTAAGGTATAACTTAATTCGCTGTGCTTTATTCCGTTACTTACTGAATTGGCAACGTCTTTTCGTAAACGCCCCGAACCCTTGCCCTGTAATATTGCGCGCGTTCTTTTCCCTGGGTCTTTGCTTCCTTCGTACGCCCTTGTCCCTGCGATGCGCCTTTGAACTTCGCGCCATTTTTGACCGTTAAATCCTTGTTCCCTGAAATTGTTTAAAAAGTCGTTTTTAGCAACGTTAGCCAATGACAAAGACAAACCTTTTTCGGCTTGTTTTAGTCTTATTTGTACGCGGTTAAAATCGAATTGCGTCGCCATTTTTAAACAAGTTTATAAGTTTGACCGTCGCAAACTTCGTCGTCTTCGGGGTCTATAATAACAAATTTTTTGTTTTGTTCCAATGCCGTTTTTAAAATTTCGTTTATTTCGGTAATTCCAAAAATTGTTCCGCCCGACATTGCCGTTTGAAATTCATTTGGGTATTTTTCGATGTATTTTTGTAAGTATGTCATTTTATATTTTTTACAAATTCAATGCTTTTTTTATAAACTTCGGGCATTATTTCCGCGAAAACTTCATTTGTTTTAAATGCGTTTTCGACGCTGTGCGCGAACATTTCCGCTTCTTTTCTACCTATTGGCTTCCAATAACCTTTTTTGTCGTGACCCCAACCGTAACGGTTATTTGTTAACGCTTGCAAACTGTCCGAAGTAGCCCCGATTTTTTCGTGTAAATCGTTTAAATTTTTAACTCCGTATTTTTCAAAAACTGCAACGTTTGACGCTTCGGTATTATATAATTTTACTAACGCGTTATGTATTTGGCTTTCTGACCCTTTTATTAACCTTTTTAGCTGTATAAAATGGTTTTTGTATTCCCTTGAAACCCTGACGCCTGTTTGTATTAAATCGTGTTGAACGTGTATAATATGTCCAAATTCGTGATAAATAACGCGTTCCTGATAATCTACTGAACGCAACCAACGTTTTTCGTTTGTTGAAAAATTCGCCACTTTTCCCGCCCTTGCATAACAACCCCCGCCGTTTTGTGTGATTTCAACTTCTTTTTTAAGTAAATCAAAAATTTTATTGTCTAACTGTTCATTTACCGCGCCCCACGTTTCAATAACTGCGGGTTTTAATGGGCTTGTCAATTCAGGAATTGGCAACCCAAAATTTTCTTTTGCGAATTCCCTGTCGGCTTTTGGTACGTCAAAATATGGGTGTTCTTTGTTGAAAATTACCCTATCTTGTCCGCTATTACCCTCAAATAATGGGTGTCGCTTTTTTGAAATTTCCGCCGTTGCCTTTTCGGCGTTTTCTTTTGATGTTATACCCGCTTGCGTTGCGTCTGTTTTGTCAAATTGTATAACTGTGCAACGGCAATTAAAATGGTTTAAAGGTGTATTTATAGCCCAAAATTTATCGCCAACGGGCAAACAAACCCCGTCCAATGGTCTGCAAATGTCCGAAGTATTTTTGTCGATTACCGCGCTGTATTGCAAATAAGGTAATTCGAATTTTTGCGCTTCGATTTGTTCCCAACGCGTCGCCATTTGCGCCTGACCTATTGCCGTGCTGTATTCAGTTTGTAACCAATTTTTGTTATATTGGTCGTAAATCGTTAACGCTTCTTTT